GTTCAATGCCAAAGCACTAACACCGGCTGTACCATAACCTGCTAATTGATTGGCAAGTGTAGGCTGTGCTTGGTATTGAGTTGTAGTCTGACCGGGAACGGCATAACCACGCAACAAGGCGTTGTATTGATTGAACGCAGTCATAGGCGCTTCTTGCGCTTGCGCGTAGTTCTGGATCGCTTGGTTGATGATCTGCTGTTGCTGACCTTGTTGCTGCCCGCCAATTTGATTTTGCAAACCAAGAATACCTGTCTGTGCAGCAAGTTGCTGTGTGCCAAGTTGACCAAGAGTCCCGGCAGCCTGATTAGCTAATCCGTAACCAGCTTGTTGTCCTGTGACACCTTGGAGGCCCACTTGAGCACCCTGCATACCTTGGGCTGTACCTGCAAGACCACGATCCGCGCCTGACAAAGCAAGTTGACCAGAAGCCAAAGCACGGTCTACACCAGCCAAACCAACACCTGCGCCTTGCATAGCGGCTTGAGCACCCTGCATACCTTGGGCTGTACCAGCCAGTTGACGATCCACACCTTGCAAGCCCATACCCGCACCTTGAATGCCAGTTTGGAACGCTTGATTTGCGGCACCAACACCTGCTAAACCGGCTTGTGCACCCTGCATACCTTGGGCTGTACCTTGAAGTCCAGTCTGTGCGGCTTGGAGTCCCATACCGGCACCTTGCATACCAAGGCCATACAAAGACCCCGCCTGACCAAGACCTGCAAGACCTGCTTGTTGACCGGCCATAGCCTGACCAATACCAGATAGACCAAGCTGACCACCTTGCAAGGCAGTACCTAATCCAGATTGCGCACCGCCCAAACCTTGAAGACCAAGATTAGAGCCATACTGCATAGCCTGAATGGCTTTGTCGTAAGCGGTTTGCTGGCCTTGGGCGCGAATGGCGTCCATCTGTGAAGCCAAAGCACGGTTAGCTTCAGCATTCTCAATAGCCTGACGTGAACCACCAAACGCACCAGCACGGGCGGCGGCAGATTTACGACCTTGAGCGGCAATATCAGCTTGGCGTTGCGCGGCGGCAATTTGAACGTCAGTCACAGCAGACTGATATGGGTTCATGTACTGCTGAATGGCATATGGGCTTGTCATTTGACGAGCGTAATCTTGCCCTGCGGCGGCTTGTTGGGCCGCATAATTACGTGCTTGCCCTGTAATATCTTGCCCTAACGACTCTGCGCGAAGACCCATGCGACCAATGTCAGCGGCAGACTGTCCATACATTTGCGCTTGAGGAGCCATTGCGGCGGCAGATGCGCCATAACCTGAACCCATTTGGCCATAGCGTTGTGCGGCATCAAGAGCAAGTTGTTGACCAATTTGACCAGAACCATATCCGGCTTGACCATAACCTAGCGCCTGATTAGATAAACCAGCGGCTTGTTGACCGTAACCTGCACCCATACCGCCATAGTATTGGCCACCTTGTGTACCAATTTGTTGACCCATCAAACCAGATTGCTGACCTTGCAAACCTGCTTGAACACCCATATTGCCATAGCCGTAAGCCGCTTGTTCACCCATAGCGGCACGTTGTGCGGCCTGTTGAGCCGCTTGCATACCCAAAGCCTGACCCATCTGACCAGACTGGAATCCTGCATTGCCGTAACCTGCGGCTTGTTGTGCAGTACCTAAACCACCTTGGGCTGCGGCGTTAGCGTAACCTGTGGCCTGATTAAACTGACCGGGCACCATCAAATTAGCCGCGTTGTACTGAACCTGCTGTTGCAAGGGGCTAAAGCCCGCTACGTATTTAGAGGGGTCGGTACTGTAAGGTGTGAATGGACGGGTGCCTGTAATTTCATCTGATACCGCGCCTGTTGTTGGATCAGTTACTTGCCTAGTTTGAAATAAATTTTTACCCGCGCCCATGAGCACGTTTTCAACTTGAGGGCGCAACCAGTCAGGCACATTAGATTGGGTTACGGTTGTTTGAGTAGGGCCACCGCCACCACCGCCACCATAAATGATGCGGCCACCTTCTTTGCGGGTTACAGATTCACCAAAGGGTTCACCCATGGCATAAAGTTCTCGGCGGGAATAGCTCATATTAGTACCTCGACTAAGGTGTTGCGCGGTTCAAAGTTGTAACGTTTCCACAAGCGCACAATGGCTTCACGGCCACTACCTTGTATTTTCGTTGCCCCATGCGATTTAAGCAACTCTTTTAATTGCTCAAAAGTAGCTTGGTTAGAAATCAATTTACCGCCAATGCAAGTAACAAACGCTACCCTATGAAGCGGGTAGTTTATAAAGGACACAGTGCAAGCACCATGGATTTGTTTCTCTTCGTCAATAGCAACTAACAGAAGCCACTGCCCAGAAGTTACATATTGTTGTACGTGGTCGATGTTGTAACAATACGCCCAGTCAGGAAAATCATGACCTTTGTTTAATGCGTCTTCAATGTACGGTTTTACCGTAGGCCATATTTGGTGAATATAGCTTACATCTACAGAACGGATTGTTAGGTTCATTCGACATCATCCATCAAAGACGCAATGCCGCCTTCAGCACGGCGCATTACGTTAGGGGTGCCACGGAAACCTGAAGACCGACCTACGATAGGAGTTGTTGGGCCAGATGAGCGCGGTATTACAGGTTGTGGCGCGGGTTGTTGGTAGCTAAATGGAGTCTGCATGCCATAGTCGCTATATCCACCATAAGAAGGTTGATAGCTTTGTTGTTGGTAGCTAGGCTGATAGCTTTGTTGTTGGTAACTAAACGGAGTCTGCATCTGCATTGGGGGTTGATAGCTTTGTTGTTGGTAGCTAAATGGACTTTGCGTTTGAGTACGGAACATACCATCGGGGTAGCCACCACCAAAGCCACCACCAAAGCCACCACCAAAGCCACCACCAAAGCCACCACCAAAGCCACCACCAAACCCAGAACTATTGGTGTAAGGGTTAAATGGCTGTTGTGTCTGCGGCATAGACATCTGAGGGCCGTAGTTGTTATAACCACCAAATGATTGAATATCCGTGCGGTTAATACCACTATCTCGCATGAAATCTAAAGTATTACTTATATTTGAGTTTGGATTTTGTTGAAAGTAATTACCAATTGTGTTATTGATATTCCTACGAGACATGCCGGAGTTAAAAGCTGGCGATTGCACGGGCTGTGTGCCATATGTGCTTGTATCAAACTGCGTAGCAGGTCGAGCGTAGTTTTGGTATGACGTGTTGTAGATGGGCTGAAAAAATTGATCAGAACCCGCCATGGGTCTGCCAGTAGGTGAAGTCATACCAGCGTTCTGCACCATCCCACTCCAGTTAGAGTCAGACGGTTTGCCATACATTTGGCTTGCAGAGTCTCTAATCTGGTTACTAGTAAACCCTTGGTTTAACAACTCGTTATAAGCAGTGCCAGATTTCTCCCAAGGAATACCTTTCATACCGGCCAGAGTGTTATACCCTTGTTGAGTATTGACAGCCATATTAGCGTATGGAGGGGTAGTGGTAGCTGTAGAAACCGCTGTATTGCCAGTGTTTACAGTATTACCAGTGTTTACAACGTTGCCAGTATTTGTGGGGGGAGTATAAACATCATTAGGGCCACCAGCATCACCACCGGGGCCACCGCCATCACCGCCGCCATCACCGCCGCCTCCACCTCCACCGCCGCCAAAACAACGGCGTACACCACCATAGAAGCCATTAAATTTATTTGGGATAATCATGGTTATTCCTTATGCAGGCATGTACTTGCGGGGGTTAATCTCACGCCCCTGAGACTTACGACCTGTGCGGGCTTTACGCACTTTGTCCATCATGGCGTAGAGTTGTTTAGCGCCTGCATCAGAGGAGCCGTTACCAAGGTGAGAGACCACATCAGCGGGGACTACAAACTCTTCAGTGGCTAAACGAGCGGGGCGCTTACCTCCAATGCTTGCAGGGATGCTGTCAGACATGCCATCACCGGGGCCTTTGAGCATGCGGCCACCACGTGCGTAATCAGAGTAACTACCTAAATTAGAGATACCACCACGAGCCATAGCCTGTGGGTACATAGGCTCTTCGCCAACCATACGGTCATAACCACCTGCGGCTAGATCAGTAATGCCGCCTTCTGCGTATGGCGTAACGCCGCGATAGTCTGAACTAAGACGAAAACGTTTTAGAGGGCCGTTATATTCTTCAGGGGAATATGGGTCTTCTCTTCCACCCATAGCACCAGCTAAACCAGAAGCGGCGGCAGTAAACTTGTTGGCTTGTAACGAAGCCATTGGGTCACTGGCAAACTTAGCCATACCCTCACCAAAGGTTGGAGCGGGTGGAGGGGGAACCACTGAAGGTGCGGTAGGTAAAAACGGAGAGGTAGATGCGGCGGGTAGGCCAGAGATACCCGCATTTGCCGACAATGGAAACGCCTGATTCATTGCCGCATTAACACCAGAGGTGGTGTTTGCCAACTGGCTTGCTTGCGCAAAACTTTGACCTGCCGGAATTGGCGTAAGCCCTGTAGCGGTTATTGGATTAGCTACCATAGTTGACGCAGGTAAAGCCTGCGCCATTGCCGCATTCGTAGCCGCCTCAGTACCCGCAGTAGCCAAAGCCGCCTCAGTACCAGCAGCCGCGCTACCACCCAAAGCACCGCCAATACCCGCACCGGCACCGCCAGTCAAGCCCCCAAGGAGAGCACCTTTAAGAGGGTCGCCACCAGTCAAAGCGGCAGAGCCACCACCCATTGCCGCGCCAAGCAGCATTGCTTCACCAACTCCAGTACCCATGATAGGCTCCTCTACGTTTTATCATATTTTAGTACTAAGGGGTCACCGTGCCAACAGCCCCAGCCCCAGAAATACCCGTTAATCCAATTGTTTTTGTAGTCCCGACTGACCCAACCGTGCCAGAAGCCGAAACTCCAGCCAATTCAACTGGGACTTTAATACGAAGCATTTGACTTGTGGCTTGTACACCATCTTGGGTATCTCGGTATACATCGCCAATACGTAGATTAGGTAGGTCAGCATCAGTTGGCAGTGTACGTAAGTCAAGATTCAAACTTGCCAGATTAAGTTGTTGTACGGTGTTAATGTTATTAAAAAACAACCGAATCACGTTACTCAAAGCATTCATGTATGCAACATCGTACTGCGCCGGTGCTTGCGGTATGTTTGGTGAAGACCGATTTTGAAGCATGGACATAGGTTATCTCCTACCATCCGCTTTAATATCTAATCTAGGCGCACCTAATTGCCATGTTGTACCAAGTTGGGTAGACGCAATTTTAAATATCATCTGACGACCACGGGCACGTGTGTAGATAATCCCTGTGTACTCTTCAGTAATATTATAGGTAGAACCTTTTGTAACCGTACCATTAGCCGCAGTGCCAGTGCCGGAACCAGAGCTTTGCAGAGGGTATAAAGTCATAGTCACCGCAGGGGTAGGTACACCCGAACCTGATGTGCCTGCCGTACTAGACGAACCCGTAAATGTTAAGTCAGGCACTACACGCCACACATAACCAAAGTTGTGACCATCACCAATGTCAAATTCTGACGAAGAAATATAAGCCTCAATAGGCGTAATGTTGCCAAGATCGTAAGCATCAACACCGTCTTCGTGTTGAACCAATTCGTAGTTGTAAGTAGCCGCAACAGGTAAAGGTAACAGACCTGAATCAAGCCATGCAGTACGGCCCAAGTTACCGTAATACCAAACGTTTTCTATGTAGTTGTACACTACATAACGGTCATTTTCCAAACTGTCTGCGGAACAATAGAACCACCAGATTTCGTTAAAACCTTCGTTTGTACCGGCGTAGACTTGTTCTGTTTGAAGTGTATTAAAGTCACTAAAAATATAGCGGCGTAAGTCGCAATTTAAAGTTTGTACACGGCCATCATATTTGTAGAACTTATCAATACCCATCCAATACACCGCACCTGATGCAATGACAGCGGCGTTAGGGCCAATGATAGATACGTTGTCTGCAATAAGTTGTGCTGTCCACACAAAAGGTGGGCCTACGTACTGAAATGAATACAGCGAAGAGTCTGTAAACACCACAATCTCTTGGCGAGACTGCACAGCGGTAACAATTTGAGAGCCGTGGGATAGTTGCAAACTACCTGCTTGATTTGTAGCCTGTGGAGTCCATGTGTATGGGTCATCTGAATCAGACCAACGAATTAACATTGGGTTTAGTACGCTACTACCATAATCGTTTGTACCAAATACAACCACAAAACGGCTGGCATCAGATACAAGAATAAAGTTTTGATAGATAGGCGTGTCATCGTCACCCGCATCAGCTAAATCAATACCGCGCTGAGATATACGCTGGATGCCAGACTGGCCACCAGAAGTTGTAATTGGAGAGCCAGCAATTGTTGTAGACACATTGAATGTGCCACCCGTGGAATTGACTACAAAATACACTTGCCCAACAGTTAAGCCAGTAGGCAAAGCACCTGTGGATGTAAACGAGATTGTTGTGCCATCAGGGAACGAAAACCCAGCGGGTAAAGTAATTTGCCCCGGTGCGGCAATACTGATTGTGATTTGAATAGGTGAGTAACCTACGTTGGCACTCCAATAGTAGATGCCTTGACCGCGAGGGCCATAGATTAAATCTTCACCAAAGTTTTGCTGACTCCACAGTTGCAAAGCCGTAGATGTAGTTTGCCCATTACCCCATGTACCTGCACCCCAAGGGCCAGCACCCCAACCAACCAACGGCACCTGATATGCGGGGCCAGTATTTACTTCGTATTGCGTTACGACCGTACCACCACCGGGGGAGCCAGAAGCATCTGTGGCATTTGCAGTAGCCGATACTGTAATGGTGTAGTTGTCATCGTCAACAAACGTAATTTGAAAAGCGCCTGTTAGCACTGCGGCGGTGATGTTGCCACCTAAACCAACAATTCCTCCACCGCTATAGATAACTGTATCGCTATCCACACACCCATGGTTTACATCAGAAACCGCTATGACGGCTGAACCATTAGTTGCCGTAAACGGATTTGTTAACGTAATTGTTGTACGTATTGGAGTGACATCATAGTAATCACTACCTTTGAGAATATAAAAATATAAGTTAGTGCCAACACCAACTAAACTTTCACCCGTAAGCGTAATCCAGTTCCACAGAGAACGGCATACGCCTTCAAAAGTACTACCAGCAAATGGAGTCCAACCACCAATCTTTTCAGGATTGCCTTGACGAAAACGAATTTTGTCGCCCTCATACCAGCCGCCTTCGGTGGTATAGCGTGTGTTTTCCCGGTTGACGCCCGGTTTAAACAGGAATTTTTGTAATGGCATGAGCAGTCCTAGGATAGAAACAGTGCTTTTTCAGCGTCCCTGCGCTTTTTTAGCCCTAGAAGAATTTTACCCCCTGCCATGCAGTACAGCAAGAGGGCATCGGCTGCACCTTCCCAATCACCACGATTGATTTTCATCCGAATAGAAGAACGCTGAAAAGCCCCCACTCCGGCGTTGAAGGCAAAGCTGACACACGCATCGAAAGCCCCTTGACGACCAGATAAAGCGGGAGCAAGTCTAAGAACACCGCGTTCAGTAGGGCCGACGTCATCCTCGAATAGTTTCTCGATCTCTTCTTTAGTCCAGACACGGTTGTCCTCCTGCTTCAGTGGCATCTCTTTGCGAATCATTGGGGTGTCTTTACCCTCTACCCTTACTACAGGTAGACGGATTTGCTCTTGGTACAAAACATGGCCGTAACCAATTGTCCAAATGTGGGCCGGGCAGAGGTACGGTTTGGTCCTGTACCCCTCCCACTGGTGCATCAAATCAGCGCCAGCTTTGCCCAGTTTCATTTCTTGCTCCAGCTACGTGAGCCAAACCAGAAACCAATGATGCCTCCAAGCATAGCCATTTCGTCTGTGGAGAAGATGATGTCAGAAACACGAATCAGGTCTTCCATGCTCAAGACAAGCCGTGGGTTGCTGTAGACGTAATAGGCAATCCAAGCATTGATGGCACACAGTTCCAGCACAAAAATGTAGGTGACCATCGGGCGCACAGTACCCACAAAGTTAACCACCCAGCGGCTGGCTTCTTCCATGATTTTCTTGTCGTGGTCATAGGCGGCAACGGTCATCTGCGCGTCTGTTTCCATAGCAATCTGGTCGGTGCGTATCTCTTCCATGCGCTCTTGGGCTGCAAAGCCTTGAGCCATCATCTGAAGCTGTAACTCTACTTGCACACGGGCAAGAGCCAACTCATGCCGCTGGTCAGCCTTGTTTTGGAAGAAGTCTAGTAGTTTTGGCAAGCCCGATATGAGCAGACCGCCAAGTGTTGAAAATAGTGAAAGCATTACAGTCCTATCATTCCAAGTAGTTTATCGACAATTTTCCCCGCCAATTCATCTGGCAGGAAGCGGAGCAGCCCAAGCACCCACCATGCAATGCACAACCGCACAAAGACTTTAAGGAAAAGGTCAAATTGCTTTTGGTACTCATTCACCGCCCACACCTTGATCTTGCACACAGATCAGAGACTTCATTAATGCCCCAACCAACAGCACCAATAAACATCACAATAATAACAATGGCAACCGCCCACTGCATCTGTTCGGCTTCAGCTTCTTTGCGCCTTTTCTCTTCAGCGTGTAAGGCCGCCATCTCTTTGGCATCATCCCTGTCCATCTCAGCTTGACGGGCTTTGGTTGCATTCCACACGTCTATACGCCCAGATTGCATAAAAAGCATCTTTAACTGCTCTTCAAACCGCTTGGCTTCATCCAAAGCCATCTCAATTTGTAGCGCCGCACCAAGGTTAGACTTACCACCTGTACGCTTGGCCTGAAGCATGGCTTTCGTAGCGGTGCTCTTTGCATCAAAAAGCTTGGCTATTGACGGAGTTAGACCTGCCAGATCACTAGCGACTTTACTAGCTTTTTTAACGACACTAATTGCAGTTTGCAATCCTTCTAGCGCCGTGATCGGATCAATCATTTCCGTTCAACCTTTTGCCACTCAAGGCATACTACTTTGCGGTTATACACATCTCCTGTCCAAGCCCAGCGCACACAGCGGTATTCATCTTTCTTTTTTTGACTAGACGTTTGCGGCACTAACATGAAGATTACCAACAGCCATTTCATCCCCAAATCCAAACGAGGGTAAATGTACCCCATACAATGAAGATGGTTACAAAGGCCGCAACGATAAACGCTTCAGCCCAGTCCCACATGATCAGGCGTTCAATGCATCCAAACGACCCCATGCCCAGTCAGCAGCGGCAGAAGGATCAAAAGGAATGGTGGCTGTTGGATCGCCGGGGTTTGCTGGGTCAGGTAATGTCCAACCTGCGCCCACTGTTGTCAAATACGCCAACAGGTCAGCTTTAGTTGCAATAGCTTCAGCGTCCCCTATGTCGTCGGTTTCAGAGATGCCAACCATGACCATATCACGGGGGCTAGGGGTGCTGGGGTCAGCAACCACGTACACACCACCAACGCCTTCAGCGTGTAGGCAGAGGAATGTAGGGACTGTGCCGTCAGCGGCTAAACGATACTTCATCATGCGATGTGCCATTTTTATGCTCCTTGGGCGTACTGCCCGCTAAAAAGATATGCGCCAAAGTGTCCGAGTTCGCACCAAGGTGCAGCCCAGACGGTTCCACCATGCTCACGGTACAAGTGGCAGAAGTTGTAGTCCTCAGACAGAAGCTCGTGGTCGTAGTTCTGTACCTTGAAGTAGTCGTACACTTTCTCGCCTTTGGGGATGGTTACACCCCCGTTGTCATACCAGCCCACATGAGGCTGTAGTTTCTCAAAAACATCGCGGCGGATCAACATAAATCCTGTGCCAATATGCTTTACTTGAAACGGCAAGTCTGGGCTAATCATCTCGTGACCGTCCAGCTTGTTTAAATTAAAAATGCCCGTGAGGGCAGCTAAGTTAGGATGGTTTAGAACAGCGCCCTGACGCACTCTGTCCCAGTTGACCCCCTTCATGGGGACTGGGCCACCCACAATACCTTTGTCAGCTTTAATCATTCGGGCAATGTCGTTTGCCACAAACTTCTGGTCAGCGTCAATAAAGATCAGGTGGGTTGCATCCTGCATCTGCATGAAGTGGTGCGCTATGGTATTTCTGCCACGTTGCACCAGACTTTCGTTGCCAAGGAATACGCAGGTCAGCTTGATGTTGTTGACCAAACACGCTTCTTTGAGCGCCAGCAGGGACTGAGTGTACTCAGTACACATCATCCCCCCATAACATGGTGTGCCGACGACTAGGTGCATTATGCGGCCTTCTGCTCTGGGTCAGGAGCCATCTCTAGCGCAGGAGAGTTGGTCAAAGATGAACGGTCAAACACAGAAAAACCTCGGCGGGATGCAAAGGTAGCAGGGTCTTTGGCCCACTTGGCTGCACAGGCTTCCAACCAACGCACGGTCATTTCGTGTGTTGGCGCAGTACCGCTGGAGATCAGTTGGTTCTCCATGTTCAGGTAGGCAAACACTTCTGCCTGCGCTTGAGCAGCGTTGATGCCCAAATCAAACAAGTAGATCATGTTGCCTTCATCAATCGTGCCATTACGTGAACGCGCCGCATTGAGGGCTTGCTTCATGCAGGTCATGATGTGGTATTTGGACTCTTCCTGCTCGTAGTCTTCTTCGGTAATTTCGTTCTTGCCAACGGCTTCCAGCAGTTGTTTGTGCTGATTCACCATGAAGTTCATCTTGCGCAATGCGCCGTTGACATGGTTCTGAGTACCCTCAAGGTGGCTGTTGAGTTCCAAGATTTCAATCTCAAGCAATTCACGATCCAGTGGATCGGTTGAGGCTTCCAAATCGCGCTCTTTCTTTTTCAACTCGTTTTGCTTTTTACGCAGGCCAATATAGGCTTCTTGCAGGGCTGACTTGGTGCGGTCAATTTCGGCAAGGGTGTGCTTAATAGAACGGATTGGGGTGATGGCTGTTACATCCAGCGTCACCGACATGAATTGGCTATGAGACTTATGGAAGTTGCTGGTGTCGCGTGTGACGGCAGGCATCCTATCTTGGATGTTTTTCAACATCAAGTTGTACTCTGGTTTTGTTACGACCAGCGCAGTGTTCATATTGCCAAGGATCAGTTCATTGCTCAAAGGGTTCTCCTGTTTGTGGGGGATTCCATCATAAACCACCGTGGTTGTTAGAACAACCCGACCCCACGGTAACCGCTGGAATTAAATCACCAAAATCAGTGGCATTGCCTGTAGAAGCAATTGTTACGTAGTCGATGACATTTGAATACCCCGGCGCAGGACTTCCGCCTGCAAACAGGCCCGTAATATTGGATGAGGTGGACATCAATTCATACCTAGCTTGAGTCAAGTCCCCAAAATCTGTAGCGTTACCAGCAGATGCTATGGTAATGTAAGAAATTGTGTTAGTTAAACTCCCCGTACTGCCCCCACCAAATAGCCCGCGAGTACTGGAAGAGCACGAGGCCAGATTTTGTGTTGCCGCAGTTAGATCACCAAAGTCGGTGGCGTTACCTGTGGATGCAATAGTGACGTAATCAATTACGTTGGAGGCTGCTGGAGTTGTATTTCGACCCCCACCAAATACCCCTCGCGTCGGAGAAGCACATGCTGCTATGTAATATCTAGCTTCAATGGTATCCCCAAAATCTGTTGCATTGCCTGTCGATGCAATCGTTACATACGAGATTACGTTGGTAGCCGACGGGCTTTGGCCGCCTCCAAATAAGCCCCTAGTTGAAGAAGAGCACCCAGCCAAATTATAAGTTGCCGCTGTTAGATCACCAAAATCAGAGCATTTTCCAAAAGAAGAAAATTCAATGTATTCAATTACGTTTGTACTGGACGATGGTTCCCCACCTGCCCACAAACCGCGAGTTAAAGACGAACACGATCCTTGCTCATAATTCCCAACAGTCAAATCGCCAAACATCATGGCATTACCTGTTGTGGCAATGTTTACGTATTGAATTGCCGTTTGCTTACTACTCCCGTTATACCCACCCCCAAACAAAGCCATCGCAGCACTTGTCGGCGTGGGTTGGACAGCGGCGGCGGCAGAGGAGCAACCTGCAAGGCCACTACGGGCCACAGTTAAGTCTCCAAAATCCGTTGCATTGCCTGTGGAAGCAATGGTGACGTAATTAATAACATTTGATTGTGTACTACCAATATCTGAGCCGCCGCCAAAAACCCCGAGGGTTGAAGAGGAGCAAGCGGCCAACCCCTGAACAGCCACCGTCATGTCACCAAAGTCTGTAGCGTTTCCTGCTGAGGCAATCGTAACGTAATCAATGACGTTGTAATACGTAGTTGGCCCAGTGCTTAGTCCGCCTCCAAACAACCCGCGAGTCTCAGAAGAACTTCCCGCAAGCGCCTCTCTTGCAAAGGTCAAATCTCCAAAATCAGTTGCGTTGCCGGTAGAAGCTATGGTTACGTAATCGATAACATTCAATCGGCCAAGGGCTGCATTATATCCGCCCGCAGTAATACCTCTAGTAGACGAAGCGCATGCGCCGGGGCCTGAACGAGCAACAGTTAGATCACCAAAGTCTGTGGCATTGCCTGTGGATGCAATGGTTACGTATTGAACTATATTCGTTCTTGCAGAAACATCTTGTCCACCGCTAACAACGCCTCTGATTGCATTAGAAAAACCGCACGTTTCTCCAACGGCCTCAAATAAATCACCAAAATCAACGGCGTTACCAGATGAGGTAAATGTGACATAGGCAATTACATTTGTTGGCCCAGAATATCCGCCAGAAAATACACCGCGAGTGCTTGACGAAAACGATGCTAAAAAGGCGGTATTCGCAATTAAGTCACCAAAATCAACGGCATTACCGGATGTGCCAATAATAATTTTGTCAATTACGTTAGTAAACGATCCTGTTGTTCCACCCCCAAACAAACCAATAGGCGCAGCGTTACCCGCAATCGGCCACAGCCCTTGCTGAATCCAAAATGTTGCTTGGTCAAGTGTCCATACACCGGGAGCCGCTCCGTCTTGAAACGGCCCAGCAGGAGCAACGGCTACGGGTCTGATGATCCCTGCGTTCCATGAAGAGATTGCCATTATTGAAGCCCTCCGCCGCAATCAGAACAACCAGCTAGAGTTGACCTTGCAGTAGTTAAATCACCAAAATCAATAGAATTACCCGTAGATGCAATGGTAATGTATTGAATTACATTTGTTGCTGGCCCGTCTGCTCCGCCCGCAAAAAGGCCGCGAGTTGCATTTGAACAAGCAGCAATAGCTTCTGTATTGGTGTTTAAAAGATCACCAAAATCCGTGGCGTTACCGGTTGAAGCAATTGTTACATATTGAATAACATTTTGCGTAGCCCCAGTGGTGGTTAAAGAGCCCCCACCAAAAACCGCTCTTGTAGATGAAGAGCAACCAGCAAATAAATATATTGTTATTGTTAACTGACCAAAATTTGTTGCATTTCCGGTTGAAGCAATTGTTACATAATCAATAGTATTTGAACCATTAAAATCAGTATCTACACCACCTGCAAACAAGCCTCTTGTACTTGAGCTTGCAGAAGCTACACCCCTTCTTTGCTTATTTAAATCTCCAAAATCAATAGCATCTCCAGTGGTAGCTATGGTTACATATTGAATAACATTGGTAGCAGAACTAGTAGTATTATTAAACCCGCCTCCAATCACACCACGCGTACTGTTTGCAAGCCCTGCAAGCGCAAAAGTTGGGGCAAGAAGGTCGCCAAAATCCGCCGCATTGCCAGTTGTGGCAATCGTAATGTACTGAATTACGTTGGTGCTTGCTCCGCCCGACCAAATGCCTCTAACGGAATTCGCAAGGGCGCTTGTTTGGGCGGGGCTGTTTGTTAAGTCACCAAAATCGGTAGCGTTTCCTAATGTCGAGATTGCTACATAGTCAATTACATTGCTAGAGCCACCACCAAATAATCCGCGATCTGGAGCCGCAGGTGTCACACTACCACTTGTCCCAGCAGGGCCGTAGCCAACCGCATTGGTAGCCTGCACAGCAAACGTATAGGCCGTTCCGTTACTCAAGCCTGTTACCGTCAATGGAGACGACGCGCCAGTGGCGGTAAGCCCGCCGGGAATTGAAGTTGCCAAGTACCCAGTGATTGGCGGTGGAATACCTACAAATGTGGGGGCAACAAAGGTTACCGTGGCTTGAGCATCACCCGCCGTGGCAGAAACGCTTGTAGGAGCGCCGGGAGCCATAGGCCAGTTCTGACCCCCAATGGCTTGGTACTGAGCAGTGAGTGTCCATACACCTGAATAACTTGGCATTATTGAACTCCTCCGTTAGACGATGAGCAAGCGGCTAAGACACCTTCTTCTATTGGAAGGTCGCCAAAATCAAGGGCGTTACCTGTCGTTGCAATTGTTACATAGTCCAATACGTTGGTATACGCGCTATTACCACCACCAAAAACACCTCTGGTTGAAGATGAACACGCCGCCCTATTTAATCGCTCAATTGTCAAATCACCAAAATCTGTGGAATTGCCAGTTGAAGCAATAGTAATGTACTCAATTGCGTTTGTACCGTTAGTCAACTCTTGCATTGCACCAAACAGCCCACGAGTTGCCGAAGAACAAGATGAAATGTTTCTGGCAGCACTAGACAAATCACCAAAACTTGATGAGTTACCCTCAGAGGCAATTGTTACATACACTATGGCGCTTGTATTTGTACTAACTCGCCCACCAGCCCAAATACCTCTGGTTGGAGAGGAACAAGAGCCTAATTGTCTTGTTGCATTAGCTAAATCACCAAAATCTGTTGCATTTCCAGCAGAAGCAATAGTGATGTACTCAATTACATTTGTGTTATTTCCATTATCCGCGCCCCCACCAATTAACCCTCTAGTGGATGAATTACAACATCCTAGAGTTTCTCTCACAATAGCCATGTCGCCAAAATCTGTGGCATTGCCTGTAGTTGCAAAAGTGATGTATTGAATTACATTCACTTCAGCGTCAGAGCCAGTTGCACCACCAGCAAAAATTCCACGAGTAGTAGAGCCGCAGCCTGATATGGAAGCGTACGCTCCTACCAAATCACCAAAATCTGTGGCGTTACCCGTATTTGCTATATTTACATACGATATATTGTTAACACGCACATCCCCGTTGGTAAAACCACCAGCCCAAACCCCCCTCACCAACGCGGGCGTCACACTGTTACTAGACGCACTAAACGCACTTGGCCCATAAGTATTGATAGCCCACACAGCAAACGTGTAAGCCGTGCCGTTGGTCAGACCTGTGACGCTAATAGGAGAAGCTGCTGCCGTTGCGGTAATGTTTTCAGGCGTTGAACGAGCACCATACAAAGAGATGGCCGAACCACCCACGTTGGCAGGGGCAGTAAAAGCCACAGACGCAGAAGCATCACCACCCGTAGCCGTCCCGATGGTCGGCGCATTAGGGTTGTTCAGCGGATCATAAAAGGCTGAGATAAACCCAGCAGGAGGACGTAGTGGCATGATGCCCCCCTTTATGCGTTGATCTCTTCCCACGAGCAAGTAACAACCAGATCGTTGGCTACACTTGCCGTAGCACCAATAGACTTGTCTTCCAGCAGGTAGAACGATGTGGTCTTGTCGGTCACAATCAGTGTGGCGTCAGCAGGCACAGAAATGGTAGAAACAATCGCTGTTCCTGTGCCGCCAAGATCGTCTTGAGAAAAGATTTTGATCGTAATGTCAGCCGCAGAAGTACCGTCTACGTTGGCTACAACAATTGAGTTGATCTTATAGACCTTGCCGCTAGAGGCTGCGTTATTAACCAGTGCAGTTGCAAACGGGTCGGCTGTAGATGAAATTAAGTTTGTAGACGTATTACCGTAAATGGCGGCTACGTTTACTATGTTGGGATTTGCCATGATAGTTCCTTCAGATAGAGAATATTAAATCAAAAGCGATGGACTTGCCAGCGGTAATACCACTGGCCGCAGGGGTGGAAGATGCCCACGAGGTTCCGGTTGAAGTTAGTACATTACCCGCAGTTCCGGGAGCGAGGAAACTAAGATTAGGAGTTGTTCCACCACTGGATGATATAGGTAATGACGCAGTGACTGATGTAACTGTTCCACCAGAACCCGTAGCGGCAATTGTAATACCGCCCGCGCTGTTGGTAATAGTAACCCCAGAACCTTGAGTTAGCGTGGCTTTTGTTAACGTATTCCCAGAAGAATTTCCAATTAACAATTGGCCATCTGTATATGAGGTTTGGCCAGTGCCACCATTAGCAACAGGCAATATACCCGTGACCTCTGAAGTAAGATCAATAACGCTAGACGCAACCTGCACAAAATCGGAACCATTCCAAGCGACTAACGCTTTCTCGCCATTAGGAACAGTCACGCCCGGCGTAGTTGGGCCAGAACCTACAATCTTGACTGCGTACCCGCCAGTGGTAGCGTTAATAATAATGTATGTCTTAGACTGCGCTGGGGCTGTAATGGTTTTAATGCTAGTACGCGCACCAGTACACAAAAGAATAGCTTCACGGGATTGATTAGCCGCGCCGTTAGTGGTGCTCAAAGTAACGTTAGCGTCTGTACTAAGAGTGGTTGTGCCCGCAATAGCAGAGTCAATTAGATCAGTAATTGAGACGTTAACAACAGTACCCCAAGTACCAGACAAGTCCCCCGTTGTGGGTAACGCCAAACCAAGAAGTGGGGAAAAATTAGTTACTGCCATTTTTTATCCTTATAGTCCATTCAGGATGCCCATTGCCTGTACATACGATTTTGAGGCAGCGGTAGAAGTTTGGTATGTAGGAGCTACACCCGTACCATTAGAAGTTAACAACTGCCCTGATGTACCCACATTAGTAGAAGCCACAGCATATCCTGCTGGGTACGTTACAAATACGTCTTTTGTTCCAGCAGAAAATGTTAATGCAGTGGGTTGTGTTCCCGCGCTATTGGCTAAAACTGTAGTACGAGCAAGAAGGGTTCCAGCGGATGTATACGTGCCAATACCAACTTCCCACTCGCTCCCGGTTTGCGCAGCAATTGTGTAATAAGTTGTATTACCATTACCTACAACGGCAAAAGATTGAAAACCTGTGGCCGCGCCCGCAAGCGTGATGGTCCCCGTACCAGCCGTGGTAGTGGTTTCTTTTACGCGATCTGCTAATACAAGTGCCATATTATGTCCTTACACCGTCATTTCGACATTTTGCCAGTTCGGCGTCCCGTTGTCATCAATTGTTGTCCAATAAAAATAATTCATTGTGCCAACTTGACCCGTGGCCCCGACCCCAGCCAATGCCACGGTCCTGCTGGTACTAACTGATCCTACACTGCCTGTAGCCACCACACCATCTTCAGTTGGGCTGTTGGTCTCAGTAACATCTCCCACCGCGCCAGCGGCTTGAACACCCGTTAGGGCAATAAGCCGTTCGCCCATCCCAATCGTACCAACTGCACCAGAAGCTAAAACACCATCTGGGATAGGCGAGAAATCAACAGTGCCAACTGCGCCCGATGCTTGTACCCCGTCAAGACCGAACTCTTTGCCGGGGATAATTGTTCCAACAGCGCCTGAAGCCTCAACACCCGTCAAAATTGCAGTGTATGCAAAATCAACACTACCAACCGCGCCAGATGCTCCGACACCTGTCAGAGCAATCAACTGCTCCACTGTGACGGTCCCAACATCGCCATTGGCCAACACCCCAGTTTCGTCTGGGCTGTTAGTTTCTGTGACATCCCCTACCGCACCAAGCGCCTCAACTCCAGTTAGTGCAACTGTGTTGTCTCCAACAACAATACCAACTGCTCCTGCCGCTTCTACTCCCGTAAGCGCACAAGCCGAATCAATCGTGACTGATCCTACCGCGCCAGATGCCTGAACGCCGGTAAGAGGAAGAACTATTGTCTGCCCCGCAAGCGAGGCAAACGGCGCTTCGGCGAATGCGGAGATTCCAAACATGGCTACTCCGGTGAGTTACCCCACCGGCCCTATTAGGTTGTAGCCAAACGGATCAAAGCAGTCGAAGTTGTATTCGCAGGCATGGTAAGAGTAAACGTACCAGCAGTAATTGTCTGTGAACCAAAGGTGTGTACGCTCACAGCCTTATCGCTTTGCGTCGAGTTGTAAATCAACACTGCGTCAAACGCCGTAGCCAAAGTCACTGTGGTGTATGTGATACTGGCCGAAGGCGTAACAAATGCAACACCTGCTGTTGCAGAGCTGTTGGTTGCTGTTGGGGGCGTGCCAAATGTAACCGCAACACCGCCCGCAGAATAGCCTGTACCAGACACTTCATTGCTTGCTGAATATGCAGTGGTAGCCGCATTAACCGTTGCAGTTGTTAAATACAAAGCGGCTTTAAACGCATCAGTTGCGCCGGTTGCACGAACGGGGGCAGTGCCAAAATTATGAGTGGCGGTCATTAACTCACCCATAAAACTTGTCGTCATTGCTTGTGTGTTTGCCATGTTAGGCTCCTTAGTTAAAAGATGCCGCTTCGGCGGCTAGTGTTACGGATTTCTTTAGGGCAACATGGGCAGAGCGATGCACAAGTTCTCCATCTAACCAATACTCCACCCATGTGGTTGATTCGTTGTCATTATCAACGGAACCCTCTCGCTTTTCAAGCAAAGATTCATCCATTTCGCCTTTGGTGGTTGTGACCAATGCCATATTTTCTCCTATACAAGTCTAATGAGTGCAGCCGTGCTGGTGTCAGCAGGCATCGTTACGGTGAAAGTTTGTGTCGATGTTATGTTATTTCCAAAATCCAAAACACAGACAGCCGCGCCAGTAGTGACATCGTAAATTAACGCGCCACGAGCCGTGATTGCACCAGTCCAAGCAGGGCTAGAAAACGACACATAAATGGTACTACTGTTTGAACCAAGCGCGGTATTAACCGTTGCCGTGACTACTTGGCCACCAGCTACATAGTTACCACCAGAAGTCTCGCCATCTGATGTATACGCCGCAGTCAGTTGATTCAATGTAGCTGAGTTGGTATACAACGCCAAACGAAACGTATCTGTTGCAAATCTCAACGTACCGTTAATCAAGCCTGTGCGCAACGTATTGCAGGAGTAGTTACCTGTGAAAGCCATCAGGTCACCGCCTGTCTATATTGACCAGAACGATAAGCATCCTGACGCTCCATACCATCACCCAAACGTTTAGCTTGTGCAAGAGCTTCTTTGTATTTACCGTCGTACAAAGCAAGCATGTCAGGCTCACCCTTCATAAAGGTATACGCTTCAACCAGTGAACCATACAAGAGCACAGTATCAAAGTTATCGCCAAGCCATGACGTACCCGCTGTCGTAATTGACTCAGGGTAGTAATAGAAATGAAGCTCTGCTGTGTAATTAGTATTAGGAGTTGGGCCAAGAATAAACGTTAGTTCAGTTGTAATTGCGCTACCCACAATTGCAGGGCCAAACAACGCGTAATACTTTGGAATCCCAGTATCTGTCGTAGGATTAGGGTACGACTGGCGAATGAAGTTTACGTCTTTGTTTAACAAGTACTCGTAGTTACCTGATGAATCAATCACTGCCAAAGAATATGTGGCAAGGTAGTCATTCGGCGCTTGAAGATATTTGTTACCTGACTGAATATTACCCGTCATGTTTTTGCGCAAAAACGGAAACTGCACCGTGTTATAGATGCGCAATTCGGCTTGCTCAATAAACCGATCAATCTGCTCTTTAGACGTTTCTATCGCGCCGTCAGAAACGGCGAAGTCCGGAAAATTATTTTCCGTGTACGACTGAATGTTATTGAACAGTTCGGTGTAATTCATATCAAGCCATTTGGCCTCGCGCCATCACGCCTTTGGTAGCCGCGCCAGTACCACGGATTTTAATACCAGAAGTCTTTGGCTCTTTGTATGGGTCACGACTGATGTTACCAACAGACATGTTCACATCATTAGCGGTCAAACGGTTACCACCGTTATAGCCACTGTTCTTGATGTCTACACCAGCTTCACCATTCATATTGTGGGGCGGAGCATAAACGCTGGCATCGCCAACTTCTTTACCCATCATCTTTTTGCTAAAAGTTGCCATATCAAGCTCCTTTTTTATAGGTGAAGGAAGACTTCTTCTGGTTAGCCACTTTGGCCAAACCACGACCCAGAGCTTTCATCTGAGCGTTTGTCTTGCCGCCTTTGGCAAGTTTTGTCATAGGCTGACCGGGATGTAGCTTTTTCTCGTGCTTGTGCACGGCTCCAGCTACCATCTTCTTGTCTTGTTTCAAATCTGCTTTGTCCATTTCAGGCTCCTTATGTAACTGTAACCGTAACTGTACCAAGTTCTATCGCTAACACCAAGTTATTTGGCGTTAAAAGCGTATCAAAACTTCTTGCGCCACCAACAGGGTTGTACCCCCACTGAAACACCCGACTGCCTTGCTCTGGATAGCCAAACCCATCTTGAGTGGTGCTATCCGTTAACAGAATCTGTAAGCCACTTTGACCAGAGACTTGATAGCTCACATCAGGACGCGGCTCACGCACAGCTTGCGGATCATTGACTGGATACATACCCAGTTGCAACTGCGGCTGATCGGGATCCCAACATGCGGGGCAAACCTTGACCTTAAATGGCTTAGTCTTGACTGTCTGTGTCTTTAGTTCCTTGAGCATGTACCTCTGCGCACAACGGTCGCATTCAGCAATTGCATGCTTACCGGAAGCAAACCGATTAGGCATAGAACAAATTCCTTGGCACAAACCTCAACGGAGAGGTATCGCGGTCTTCCGACTGGGCCAATTCCCACTGCTGTTCATACTCAGCCTTTAGACCCATTACACGGTTTGGATCAACATCTGGCAACTTCATGCTCAACAGATAGGCCAATCCTGCCACCATGCAGGGGATAAAGCGGAATGGAATGTCTTGGACAGTTACACCAGAGCCAGCGTCCTGAATACGGCGCATGCGGTAGTACACAAACATGTACTGATCCCCGGGGGCGTTAGGTGTAGGCCACACATTGATAGCAGGTAGGTTCTGCACGGTTATAGCTGCACCAGTAGTATGCGCTGCAGCGGTTGTACCGTTCTGTCCACGAGCACAGTTTAACAACTGGTTGTTTACAGGGTCTACGTTGGGGTAACTGATGGTTTCATTATCAATTTTGATAAACCCAGCAGTGGTCAAACCATCCACATTAGACAACGTAATTGTGGTGGCTGTAGATGAAATAGTTCCGTTAAGGGTAACCGTAGTGCTGTTCTCTTGACCGGACTGACGGTTGTACCAGACCTGAATTGGGCGACCTTGTGCCAACTTGTTTGGCAGACTCATGTAGGTCGATTCTGAAATACCGCTGATGTTGATATCGATCTGGTTAGATGTGGCGTTACTTTGGCGTATAACCATGTCTAGGAGATTGATTGTGTCCGTAGGCATGGGGTATATAGCCTGACCCGTCACCATTGGAATCTGGCCCTGTTCTACAGTCCAGAAGTTCAAACCACGATTTGCCCACTCAATCGTCAGCAGGTTCAACGACCGCCGCGCTGTGCGGAAGTTGTAACCCGTGCGAAGTTCTTGACCGCAACGCTCAAACGCCTCCTCAATGAGGTCGTTCATGTCGAGATCAAAAGCTGTGGTTCCGGTGGTCTTAGCCATTATCTATACCCTGCGGTTTTCTTTGCAATTGTTTTGGGTTGGGCTACGAATTGTTTTCCGGCGGCTTTTCCTGCCCGCTTGGCTTTGGTCGTCGCAGCGTACTCAGCAGGGCTGAGACTTTTGATCGCAGCTTCTGGAAGATATCGCTCACCCGTTTTACTAGACGGTTTTCCACTTTTGGTTCTCCATTTCTGGTCGCCCCAATCCTTTAGGGATTTTTGAGGCGCTTTCAATCTCGATAACCCCCGCCAGCCGCCTTGTACTTCTTGGCAACAAGCTGTGCTTTACGCGCTGACCACTGACCTGCGCCAGTGCCCTGCGTTGCTGCGGCTTTTACCTGCGACACAATCCGCTTTCGCAGACTAGGTTTCGTGTAATTACCAGCGGCGTTTACCTTACCACCCTCTTTGAACTGGGTGAAATCAGTGTCATCCCGCCGCGCTTTTGTCTTAGCGCCGGGCATTTTAGAAGGGCGTATTGCGCCCATACCACGGGATGCCATCATTTTTTACCACCTTTAGCCTTTTTGGCCAGAAACAGTTTATCAACCATCTCTATCCGTTGAGGTTTGGTTGTAACTTTGTTGATAATACCCAACCGTTTAGGCTTACTCGCGCCATAAAACCCAGCCTCTTTTAGAGACTTAACTACTTTAGCGGCTGGTTTTGCGGTTGCCATATCAGCACATCCCACCATTCTTCATGGTGATCATAGTGCCACGGGTCTTGCCTTTGACAGCGCAACCATCAGCCCGCTTAGAAGCAGTCATACCACCTTTTTTATAGCCCATGTCACTGATCTTTTTACGATCTTTGGCATCTTTGGCGTCTTGAATAGATTCTTGCATTGCATCAAAGTTAGCGGGTTTTGGAATACCGCGTGACTCACGCTTCATCTCAGCAGCAGCTTCACGCCTATCTTTGTCGCCAGCTTCTTGAGCTATGTCAATTTGTTTTTTCTTTGCAAAAGCCATGCCCCCCAACCCTACTGCTGGTGGTACATAAGCCAAGGGAGACAGTCCACCACCACGATTTGCATCGTATTCGTTAACGCTGCGCTTCATGATAGCTCCTTAGCAGGCTTTACCGCCGTAGGCCATCTTCTTGG